GTCTCAATATCCTCAGGGATTGTAGTGGCAACCTTTAACAAGCTGTCATTCGCTCAAGAGTGGCTAGCTGATAATAATAACTTAGAAGGTCAACCCGCTAACCTCTATAAACTTGTCATTCAGCCACGCAGTGGCGTAAATAGGAAATAAACCATGGTTACTTATAAATTCAATACTCTATTAGCTGATAGTAGAGCTTTGGTCACTGTCACATGTGAAATTGACTTAGAAGGTGATTTTGTAGAGTTCAATAGTGTACTCTATGAGGGCAATGACGTAATGGATGTGTTAGCTGATAATCAATGGAAAGAGCTTGAATGGGATGCTTTAAAGTCCTACAAAGCTGAGCTAGTTGAACAAGAGACCATTGATCATGATCTTAAGAGCCCTTTAGAGACCATCTATGGCCTCTTGAAGCCTTCATTTTACATTCGATAAGGGGTAGGGTGCTATGTACTACACAAAAGGCTCAATTGTAGGGTTCTCAAATGACACTGAAGTTTTAAAGTTTGAGTTTGAAACATTGATGGCTGACAAAGATATTGATAAGCTACTTTATCAATTGAGAGAACCATTTAATGAAATAGGAGAACCTTTAAACTTTAAATTAACTCTTGAAAGTGAGAATATTTAACTATGTTATCAGATATTGACTTAAAAGATTGGATTGAACAGCCTTCTAAGCCCTTGTATGATGTCCCTAAGGAGACACCTATAAAGACTCATGTTGGTCTGTTATGGTTCAAACACATAGACGGGATGTACAGTCTCTGCTATGATGCTGATGGGAAGGCTATTCACTTAGCCGCATGGAGTACAGTTAACCCTTTTAAAAGGAAGGATACAGAGAAATGAAACATGAATATTGTTATCAGGTAAGCCCTACAAAGACAGTATGGGTGTATGCCAGTAATGAGGATGAAGCTGAAGGGCTTGTCTATGATGAACTTGGCTATGACCCTGAAGAGATGGACTTGATTGAAGTAAGGGAGGATGTATGACACAAGATCAAATCATTGAGATGGCTGAAAGTTGTGGATGGAACAAAGGAAATGCATGGGATGACTGTGTGTGTTGTAGCCCGTTCAATATTGAAGACTTTGCCAAGCTAGTAGCTTCTGCCGAGCGTGAGGCGTGTGCAAAGGTCGCTGATGAGATTGCGACAGAAGATGGATTTGAAGGCAACTACGCATATCGTTGCGTTGAAGCCATCCGAGCAAGGGGACAATAATGAAATGCCTATGCTGCGATAGATTATTAACTGACTTTGAAGCTACCCGTAAGCATGCAGTTACAGGTATGTTTATAGACCTATGTCAGCAATGCTTTAAAAGTGTACAGATGGATGCTCACCTACCTACAAAGGACAGGAGAGACTTGATCTCAGAGGATGACATTGATGATAGTGCTGAGGACAATGATGATATTAACCCTATGGAGGAAGTGGACTTTAAATAACACTTGACAAGATCTTTAAAGTATGTTACCCTTACTTTAAAGTAACTACTGAGTAACTATGATGTTTCATAGAAGTTACATAGAAGTTAAATACACTATTAAAGTACCTTTATATAATTACTTATAAAGTAACTTTAAAGTGCCGAAGGCACGGAAAGTGCCAGAGTTTCATAATGTGGTATAGACAATAACCCTAGGAGGATAATTTATGTCTATTGAACTGATGATTGATGATGATGTCGATATGGATGTCGTACAGTATGAGTGTTGGTATTGGTCTGTCATTGACAGTATGGCTGACTTAATCATGAACAATGGTCGTGATAGAGTGATGGCTGATGTAGCTGAGACTGTGCTTAAACGATTAGGTGAAGGTTATGTCTTACCTGTTAATGATGAATCACTGCCATGATGATGATGGCGTTGTTTGTCTTCATAGTAACTTTAATTAAACTTATATTGAGTAACAAATAAATGACTGATATTGACCCAAATAAACCTTGGCCATTCCCTCAGGTTCCTCTATCTGGGGACTCAAGTCTCAAGGCATTGGCTGAGACGTTATCGATGTTAGAGGATTTCACAGCTTTTCAGCTCAGTGGGGACATCTACTATGGATATCCTGATAAAACGGCTCTAAAGACCATTGAAGGCCTTAGAAAGGTACTAAATGAAACAGACGGAGGCTGTGATGAAGCTTAGCATCGTCCGCAAAGAGAAACAGGAGTCAAAGTTTGTAAAGCACATACCTTGTGAGTACTGCGGTAGCTCAGATGCTGGTGCTTTATACGATGATAATCATACCTATTGTTTTAACTGCCATGAAACTCACCATGATAATGAATATGATGACTTCACAGTTAAGCAAGATGCAGTACAACCACGAAAGACTAAAATGATAGAACCTAAAGGGACTATTAAATCGATACCTGATAGAGGTATTAACTTACAAACATGTGAAAAGTATGGAGTAACTCAAGATGGCGATAAACACTTTTACCCGTATACTGACGAAGCAGGAGTTAGAGTTGCTGCTAAAGTCCGTACAGTCAGCACTAAAAACTTCTCAATCTTGGGAGACTTCAGAACAGCTTCTCTATTCGGTCAACATCTCTTTCACTCCGGTGGGAAATATGTCACAGTATACGAAGGAGAGCTTGATGCCTTGGCGGGATACCAGCTTACTGGGAGTCAGTGGCCCTCTGTAAGTATCAGGAACGGTGCTCAAGCCGCTTTGAAGGACTGCAAAGCTCAGTATGAGTGGCTCAATAGCTTTGAGAACATTGTTATCTGCTTCGATGCTGATGAGCCGGGTAAGAAGGCCGCTAAAGAGGTAGCTGAACTGTTCGGACAGAAGGCTAAGATTGTTAAGCATTTGAGTGGCTACAAAGATGCTTGTGATTACCTCATTGCTGGGGCTACTAAAGAGTTTGTCAATGAGTGGTGGAGAGCTGAGGTGTACATTCCAGATGGGATCATCAATGCTTCATCGCTGTGGGAGGAAGTGATTAAACCTGAGGCTAAGGCTGAGGCTATGTACCCTTGGAAGGGCTTGAATAAGCTTCTCTACGGTATGAGACCATCGGAGTTAGTGACAGTCACAGCTGGTTCAGGCCTAGGTAAGAGTCAATTCTTACGTGAGATATTGTTTAACATTCTGAACACTACGAAGTGGAACATTGGAGGGTTATTCCTCGAAGAGTCCACTCGAAAGACAGCTAGAAGTATTATGTCTTTGCACGCTAATAAGCTGTTACATTTACCTGATACACCAACTACTGAAGAGGAACTTAAAGATGCATTTGACAACACTCTTGGATCTAACCGCATTTACCTTTTCGATCATTTCGGTAGTTCTGATGTGGATAATATTACTAACAGAATACGATACATGGCAAAAGCGTGTGACTGTCGTGTGGTTTTTCTCGACCATATCTCTATCGTGGTTAGTGGGCAGGATCTTGGAGATGAGCGTAAGGCTATTGATAACATGATGACGAAGCTTCGCACACTGGTTCAAGAGCTGGAGATCACTTTGATCTGTGTGAGTCACCTTCGTAGACCTCAGGGCAACCAAGGCCACGAAGATGGAGGTAGCGTATCGTTGTCGCAGCTTAGAGGATCAGGTGCTATTGCTCAGCTGTCAGATGCTGTGATTACATTGGAACGCAATAGCATGGCTGAGAATGATGATGAGAGACACCAGACTAAAGTAGCAGTGGCTAAGAATCGTTACAATGGCTATACTGGCCCGGCATGTACTTTGAAGTACGATATGGAGACTGGACGTATGTTAGAGATACAGGAGGAGGTATTATGAGTGGAGAAGCTGGTAAAGGATCAAAACCTAGACCCTTCAGTGTAGCTCAGGAGCAGTATGATGCTCGATGGGATGCTATATTCGGTAGAGACAAAGGTGATAAAGAACGTGATGTAGAGCTTGATAAAGAGCAGGATAAACTTGAACAGGAGCAACAGAAATGAGTGCATGGTTAATCGCTGTAGTTGGGGTAGTTTACACTGTAGTGGCTGTGGATCTACTCATTAAAGGTAACACTGGCTTAGGTATAGCCTTCGTAGGTTATGCTCTAGGGAATGTTGGGTTGTACATGGAGGCTGCAAAGTGAGCAAGTGGGTTAAGAATATTAACAATGAAGAGGAAGTTAAAGCTATCCTTGAAGCTCGTAAAGAACAGGTAAGAATAAAGCAGCGTGAGTGGTGTAGAGCCAACCGTGATAAAGTTAATGCTTACAAAAGGGCTAAAAGAGGACATGTGAGAGTTGTCATGTCGACAAAAGTTGAAGGTGCAGTCACGTTGTCACGCTATCGAGGTGATTGGAAGACTACAATGTATGATTGTCCTGAACTGACTTATAGAGGAAAACAAATATCATGACTAAAGACCAAGTACGAAGTACTGAAGAAGCATTGAGTTTGGAACAAACGTTACGCCTTGCATTGGAGGCGTTGGA